TGATAAGGAATTAAACCGATTTAAAGGATTAGAGGTTAATGGCTTTCTTTTAGAAGAAGTAAACGAATTACAGCAAAAGACATTCTACAAATGTATTGAGCGTGCTGGATCTAATATAATTGATAAGCAGCCTAAACCATTAATTTTAGCTACTTGCAATCCAACAAACAACTGGGTAAAGGAACTAATTTATAACAAATGGAAAACCGATACACTACCTAACAACTGGCTTTACATACCATCTAAAATAACAGACAATCCATTTATACCGGCTGATTATTTAGAATCCTTAAAGTCAATGCCACGTTATGAATATGAAGTGTTTGTTGAAGGTAATTGGGATTTACAAGAACGTACAGGAGCAGAATTTTACAAATATTTTAGTTTAGATAAACATGTCAAAGAATGTCATTATGATTCATCTTTACCATTGCATATTAGTTGGGATGAGAATGTCAATCCTTATTTACCATGTGGAATATTCCAAATATCTAATAAGCAAGTAAGGTTAATCAATACTATCTTAGGTGTTAATCCTAAAAACACGATTAAAGACGTTTGCAATGAGTTTAAGCGACTTTATCCTGCTCATGATAGTGGTTTATTCATTTATGGAGATGCGACCTCACAAAAGGAAGATGTTAAGCAGCAAAAGGGACATAATTTCTTTAAATTGATACAAAACGAGTTAATGAATTACAAACCGATTATGAGAGTTGGTAAATCAAATCCATCAGTAGTAATGCGAGGTAATTTTTTTAATACAATATTATTTAGTAATTTTGGGGAGATTGAGTTTATAATAAATCCAGAATTAAAAGATGCCATTCAGGACTTTACAAATACTAAAGAAGCATCAGATGGAACTAAGGATAAAGCTAAGGCAAAGGATGCAAAGAGTGGTATAAGTTACCAAATGTATGGTCATATTAGTGATTTAACCGATTACTTAATTTGTGAAGCGTTTAAAACGGAATATCAAATGTACCAACGTGGAGATGTTACTCAATATGTAAGGAAAATAGGCAGTCAAATACAACAAGGTAAAAATAGAATGTAATGAAGGTAAAATCACACAAAGAGTTAATAGATGGTCATAATACAGTAACTTTCTTTATTGAAGATGTTAGCACTAATACTTTAATACATTCCGATACGTTTATAATTAACCGTAAAACTCGTATTAAAGCATTAAAAGCTGGTTTTGTTGAATATGTTTTAGATATGCAGAAAATGGAGTTGGCTTTGTTAAATGCTGAAGTTCACAAAATAAAAGAAAATCAAATTGTTATTAATAGTAACAATAGTAACAATTTAATTAATTAGTAACTAATTTTGTAATATGGCACGATTACTAAGAGATTTAGACTATTTACGAGTTATTCAAAGTGATAACTTAGCTCAAATAATTGAATCTAACCAACAAACTAAATTGGATGTGGAACAATCAGCTCAATCAGAAATGATAGGCTATTTAACACAAAGATATATTACTAATCAAATCTTTACTGATACTAAGTTATTTGATATTGCTGCTACTTATAACGGTAAGCAATTAGTTGAATGGACTGCTCCAGCTTTTAGTGCTACAACTGTTTATACTACTGGTCAATATGTTTTACAAGCTGGTTACATTTATAAGTCAATAGCAGGATCTACTGCACATGCTTTTTTACCTACTGAATGGACACAAATATGTTTAGATAAAACATTATTTTATACTATTTATCCAAATGCAGAATATAGCAATGTAACTACTTATAGTGTTGGAAATATTGTTTATTATAACAATATTCAATACACTTGTACCGTTTCATGTGTTGGTATTTTACCTACAAATAATCAATTTTGGGCTTCGGGAGCTGCTTATACTGTTACTGCTATTTATCCTGACAATACTACTAAATGGCAACAAGGAGATAACAGGAATCAACAAATAGTAATGTATTTATTAGATATTACTTTATACCATTTGCATTCTCGTATTAATCCTAGAAACGTTCCAGACTTACGCAAAGAACGCTACGATGGTAATTCACCAACTCAAAGCGGTGGCGCCATTGCATTTTTAAAAAGAGTAGCAAGTGGTGATGTAACTGCTGATTTACCTCAAATATTACCGCAACAAGGCATGTCAATTCGTTATGGTTCATCGGTTGCTAAACAAAATAATACATACTAATGAAGATATTTGGCTACGACATTCAATTTAATAAAGCTGAAAATATTTCAGTTAATAGACCGGCTAATAGTGATATTCGTAAACGTATTAACGTACCAACGCAATTATACAGGTCAAGACAAGACATATCACAATGGAGAGCAGCTTTAACTTCTGCTGAATCTATTTATTCACCACAAAGATATTTACTTTATAGATGCTATAATGATATTGTTTTGGATGCACATTTAACCGCTGCTATAAATCAAAGAAAGAATTTAACACTATCTAAGGAATTTGAAGTAAAGGTAAATGATGAAGAAGATGAAGAATTATGTAAACTAATCAAAACAAAATGGTTTCGTGACTTTATAGATTATTCATTAGATAGTATATTTTATGGATATTCTTTAATCCAATTTGATTCACTTGTTGAAGATACATTTAAAGCTGTTGAATTAATACCTAGAGAATACGTTAAGCCTGAATTTCACATTGTAACTAATAGTTATGCTGATTTAGAAGGTGCTGATTATTTAGAAAATCCTTATAAAAATTGGTGTATTGGTGTTGGTCGTGAACGTGATTTAGGTTTATTGATGAAGGCTGCTCCTTTAGTTATTTGGAAGAAAAACGCTTTAGGAGCTTGGGCTGAATATGGCGAAGTATTTGGAGTGCCATTAAGAATTGGTAAAACAAATGTAAGAGATGAAGAAACTAGAGCAAATATGGAAGGTTTCCTTAAAAACTTAGGGACTTCAAGCTATGGAGTTTTTGATACAGATGATTTAATTGAAATAGTTGATAGTGGTAAATCAGATGCTTACCAAGTATTTGATATGATGATAGCACGTTGCAATAGTGAAATAAGTAAATTGATATTAGGACAAACTGCAACAATGGATGAAAAATCTTTTGTAGGTAGTGCCGAAGTTCAAGAACGTGTTTTAAAGAATGTAGCTTTTAACGATGAATTTTTTATAGAAGGAGTTTTAAATTATCAGTTAGTACCTATGATGCAAAGACTAGGTATTTTTCCACCAAATACTAAAATCAAAGTAGAAACTGAAGAAGAATTGTCGTTATTAGATCAATCTAAAATAGATATTGAATTAATCAAAACGGGTAAATTTACTTTTAGTGCTGAATACTTAGATGAAAAATATGGTAGCGAAGTTATTGAAGTAATGGATCAAAGTTCGGTTGAAAATATTAAAAATAGATTAGATAATCTTTACAAATAGTGTGTTCATTCTGCGACATACAAAATGCAGCTCCAATAAATATATTTTCAGATGATGAAATTGAACGTATTGTTGTTGGTGTTTATAGTGGTTTAATCACTCCACAATCTTTAGACTTACTTACATATCAAAAGGTAGCTGAAAAACTAACTAATGGCGTTTATAATGGTTTCGGTAAGAGTTTAACTGATGTTGTTTGGAATAGTCCAGACTATAACATGTTAAATAGTTTACGAAATAATGTTTATGTGTTTAGTGGTGCTAAACAATACCATCAAGTACGTGAAATGGTAGATGCTATTTATGACAAAGATAGAATTAAGCCATTTAGTGAGTATAAGAAAACAGGAACTGAAATATTTGAAAAATATAATGGCAAAGAAGGTTATTTAAGAGCTGAATATAACGCTGCAATAAGTCAAAGCCGCTCTGCATCAATGTGGATGGATATTGAGAACAATAAAGAGTTACTACCAATGTTGGAATATGTAACAGTTGGTGATGGTAGGGTTCGACCTGAACATGCTATGTTAGATAGGATTAAAAGACCAGTTGATGATAAATTTTGGAATAACTACTTTCCTCCGAATGGTTGGAATTGTAGATGTACTGCTTTACAGAGTGATGATACTGATAAGACATCTTTAAAAGGATTTGTAAAACCATCAAGTGTTCCAGATGTATTTATGATGAACGCTGGCAAAGATAAAATAGTATTTAGCGAAAAACATACTTACTTTAAAGTTGCTAAACAAGATGAAAATTTGGCTGCTAACAATTTTAACATGCCTAAGCCATGATTAACAACTTAATAGATAAAGGTAACGTAAACGAACAACTAACTAATTCAATACATTTTTTTACACATATTTTATTAAACAAAAATAAAGATGGTTTACATTATTGTCAATTATTTTTTATAGGAATGAACTAATGGCAACTTTTGCAGAACATAAAAAGATACTAAAAGACATACAGGCTTTTAAACCTCAACTTGAAAAAGTAGTGGATGCAATGGGTGTATTAGCTGCTAATCATTTTACAACATCTTTTAGGAATCAAGGTTTTACTGATGAAAGTTTACAAAGTTGGCAACCTCGCAAACGTACTGAAAGAAGTAGAATGGGTAATAGGGCTATATTAGTAAAGAGTGGGAGATTAAGGCGGTCAATTAGAAGTAAGCGTTTTGGTTTCCTATCAGTAAAGATTTTAACCGATGTACCTTATGCAAGTGTTCACAATAATGGCGAGCGTTCTGGTCGTGGTCGTGGCTTTAAAATGCCTAAAAGACAATTTATAGGTTATAGCGGTGTTTTAAATAGAAAAATTATATCAAAATTAGATGTAACTATAAAAAGAATATTTAATAAATAATATTATATTTGCAATAATGTCTAAACTAACCTTATATAATTCATTAAAAACTGATTTAGTTGCTATTAATGGCATTAAACACGTTGCTTTATGGAATAACCAATTGGAGCGTGAAAACGAAGAAAATCCTTTCTTATATCCTGCAATATTTATTGAATTTTTACCATCTACATTTAGAGATAAAGGTAAATTTGCAGTTAGTCAAGAATATGACATGATAGTTCGTTTACACGTTTGTTTTGAAAGCTATTTAGATGAAGATACAACTATATTAACGTTGTTAGATAGTGTTTGGCAAACGGTACACAATAAGCAATATAGCACATTCGGTAAATTATTAAGACGTAACGAAGAACAAAATTTCGACCATCCAAACGTGCAAATCTACATACAAGATTACGCTACTTTAGGCAATGATAATCAAAACTTAAATACAACAACAGCAACACTAGCACCAGTAATAACTGGTGATATTGTTTTACCAAATCAAATATAATGGCAAGGTCAATTAATACAATTTTAGCTTTAATGGATGCAGAACAAGCTGCACAAACAGGATTAAGTGGTTTAAACAGCCCTTCTAATTCTGCTATTTATAAACTATGGAAATACATTGTAGCTGCTCAAATGTTTTTACAAGAAACGTTGTGGGATATATTCAAAACTGATATAGAAACACAAGTTAGTTTAGCAACGCCAG